TGTCTGCATGATAGAAAAGAAGGCATCTGGTCAATCTCTCATACAGGATATGCGGAGAGCAGGACTACCTGTCATGGAATACAACCCTGATAGAGATAAAGTAGCCAGAGTTTATGCTGCTTCTCCCATTATGGAAGCAGGTAGGCTATGGATACCTCAAGGGAAGAAGTGGTCAGAAGATCTCATAGAAGAACTCATCAGATTTCCTAATGCAGCACATGATGATCAGGTAGATGCTCTAACAATGGCTGTACACTACATGAAAGAGTCATGGCATCTAACACATCCTGACGATCCAGAAGATGAAGACGAACCTTCTGAACAAAAGAGTACGTACTGGACGTTCTGATTTGGGAAAAGATTAATATTATGCTATAATAAAGTAGGGATTAAGAGAGGAATTATTATGCACAAATCAAAAAATTATGATATGGCTACTGAAGTCGCAATGGATAAGCTGATGCCCAAGCCTATTCAAATTACAATCTCCATGCAAGGTGGAGGTGGACTAAGAGGTTTAGGAGAAAGACCTGTTAGCAGTGTATATGGCAGACCTATACCTAGAACTATCTATAGACAATATGGTGGTATGTCAGATTGGGGAATTAGTTCAGCAGATATGGAAGCTGCTTATTCTACAGGAGCATTTGGTCCTGAACTAGCACAAGAAAGTTTTTTTGATCCTCCTGATATTGAATCTCAACGTGTACATGGTACTTCTCCTCATGATTTTAAGACACATGGAGAAGCATATGGTAAACCACCCGGAAGTCAGCCAGCAGCTTCATCAGGATTAGATGATTTTACTGGAGTTGGTGGACAGCCTTCTCCTGAAATGCAAAGAAGAAAGGAAATTCGTAGACAAGAAGGTCTAAGAGGAATGATGCAAGGAGGATTTGATAGTCCACAAGCATATAGAGATTATATGAGGGATTGGGAATCAGAAGCTGCAAAATCAAAAAGTGATGCATACTGGGCGAAAAATCCATATGGAAATTGGGTAACAGAAACTTTTGGTGGTACAAAAGGAACTTCTTTAGTTTTACCAGAACAAGCTCCTATTAGTAAGAATGACGCAATAAATAATGTTTTAGAAGATGACACACTAAGTTCTGAAGAAAAACAAGAACAAATTGATTATATATTTACATGGGGGCCAGTAGTAAATAGAGATATGGGAAGATTAAAAACAGCAAGACGTCAACGTAGAGATGATATGAAAGCTAGAGCTAGAGCGCAAGGTTATTCCCCTACTCAAAATAAAAATAAGGGAGGAGGTCTTTCCAGTGTAAAGAAATCTATCAACATAAATGGACAGCCTCATAAACTAGCATGGATTAGACCAGACGAAGCTTCTGCCTTGAGAGCTATGGGTGGTAGTGGTCGTAAAGTAGGTGGTGTACCTGCTTATTTCTTTTTTGATCAAGGTGGTTCTCCAGAAGTTACAGGAGGAGGAGATCCTGAAGCAGGAGTAGATTGGGCTTCGGATGTAGTTACTTATACAGATATGACTCAAGATCCCGGTTCTAGGGGAGGACAAAGTTTTGAAGATGAAAATGTATATACTACTACCACTACTGATCAAAGAGAAGGTTTTGATCCTTCTAATATTTGGGGTGGTTCTGATGATTGGGAAGGTGCAGATATAGTAGCAGGAGATGCCAAAAAAACATTAGAAAAGGAAATTGCACGAGATGACGAGGGACCAACAGATATAAGAAAAGGATTTTTAGGACTCTGGGGAGATACTATGACAAGAGGAGAAGCTTTAGAAGGAGCTAAAAGATCAGCCTTTACTACATGGAGAAATACAGTAGGAAAATATTCAACAGATACTCCTAAAGATTATGAGGAATGGTTTGCTGCTCAAGATCCTAATGCATTAATAGCTGGTTATAAAATTGGAGATCCAGTAGGAATGGCTATGCAATCTTCTTTTGATAATGTAAACAAACAATTAAAAAAGAAATTTAAAGATGCAAGAGATGATAAAGCTGTCACTTTAGATGATGATGAAGAATTTGAAATGACAAGAGAAGAACTTGGTGAGATTGTTGAATCTGCTAAAGTTGAAGGTCTGGAAGACTTTACTCCATATAGTGGAATAGATTATCCAGTATGGATGCCCGGAGGAATGTTGGCAGCAGGAATGGACTTTCTCTCAAGAACAGTAATAGGAACAGGAACAGTAGGAGGTGTAGGTGTACATCTACATAAAGATGGTAGTATTACTCCCATATCTCCTGAAGATTCACCGGGATTTGATCATGAGTCTATGAAGGGAGAAAATGTAGAACCTGTACGTAGACGTAAACAAAGAGGAGGATTTGGTTTTGAACAAAAAGATGTGGAAAAATTACAAGAGGAACCTTTAACAGGAATGTCAGGATTATTAGCTAAACGTGGTCCTGCTGCTACCAGAGCAGAAGGTCTTGCCAGTTTAAAAAAAGGTGTATTACCTCAAGTATATACTGAAGAACAGATAGAAGACTTTAATCTAGCATAGGATAAATAATGGCAACTGAAAAAAATCCATATGATCGCATACCAGAAGAAGTATCTAATGTAGTTCCTATGGCTCCAGTAAAAGAAACATCTCTTGATGCTACCTTTGAAGTAGAAGATGATGGTGGAGTTATAGTAGACTTTGCAAGTGAAGATGCTATAATGGAACCTTCAGAAGATATAGCAGAATGGTATGGAGACTTATGTGATACACTGGAAGAAGAAGATCTTAGAACAATATCATCAGATGTAATAGAGAACTATCAAGCTGATAAGGATTCCAGAGGTGAATGGGAGTCTATGTTTGAAAGAGGCTTTGACTTACTAGGACTCAAACTTGAGCCGGGTTCAGAACCTTTTGAAGGAGCCTGTACAGCAGTACATCCACTCCTGATTGAGTCAGCAGTTAAGTTTCAGTCTAAAGCTTCTGGAGAACTCTTCCCTAGCAAAGGCCCGGTAAAAGCAAACATACTAGGTAAGATAACTCCTGAGAAAGAAACACAGGCTAATCGTGTTCAGAACTTTATGAACTATCAGTTAACTGAGCAGATGCCTGAATACTTCGATGAGTTTGAAAGAATGCTGTTCCATCTTCCCTTGATAGGATCAGCATTCAAAAAGATATACTATAGTTCAACACTTAAACGTCCTGTCTCTGAATTTATTCCTATAGATCAATTCTATGTATCTTACTTCGCTACTGATCTGAGGAATGCAGATAGATATACACATGTAATATATAAAAGTCCTGTAGAAGTAGAGAAAGATGTACTGGCTGGTGTCTACAAAGAAGTAGATCTACCTATTCCTGAAAATACTCCTGTTACATCTTTTACAGAAAGAATGGATACTATACTTGGTATATCACCTTCAGCAGATAAAGATCCCCAATATGTTTTACTGGAACAACACTGTTATCTTGACATAGAGAATAAAGATCAATCTCTTCCCTATATCGTAACAGTAGAACAACAGTCCAGACAAGTACTTAGTATTCGTAGAAACTATGAACAGAATGATTCTACAATGGAGAAGAGAAGTCACTTCGTCCATTACAGGTTTGTACCCGGATTTGGCTTCTACGGATTAGGCTTGATACACTTCCTTGGTAATCTTACCATGAGTGCAACTGCTGCAATGAGATCCCTAATAGATGCAGGTCAGTTTGCTAATTTACCGGGAGGTTTCAAGGCTAAGGGACTTAGGATAGTTGGTGACAACGAACCTATTTCCCCCGGTGAGTTCAAGGAGGTTGAAGCAACTGGAGTAGATCTTGCAAAGGCTATTATTCCTCTCCCCTATAAAGAGCCTTCCTCTACTCTATTCCAGATGCTGTCATTCGTAGCTACTGCTGGTCAGAAGTTTGCGGATAGCACAGAACAAGTAATCTCTGATGCTGCCTCCTATGGACCCGTTGGAACAACTATGGCTCTCCTTGAAGCCAGTAGTAAGTTCTTTACCGCCATACATAAGCGTCTTCATAAGTCACAACGAGATGAATTTAGAATACTGGCTAAGATAGATTATGATTATCTTCCAGCAGAATATCCTTATGATGTTCCTTTTGAAGACCGTAGTATATTTAAAAATGATTTCGATGGAAGAGTAGATATAGTTCCTGTCTCTGATCCCAATATTCCATCTAATGCTCACCGTATGATGATGGCTAATATGGCTCTTCAGATGGCACAACAGTCTCCTCCCGGCATGTTTAATATGGAGGCATTGAATAGAACAATACTTAATGCAGCCAACATGCCTAACCTTGAAGAAATACTCCCTCCCAAGATAGAACCTAAACCTATGGACCCTGTGTCGGATATTATAGCTGCTACGAAGGGAATACCTATAGCAGCTTTTCCGGGGCAAAACCATGATGCTCATATTCAGGTTAAGATGGCTTACCTTCAAGATCCTAAGAATGGAGCTAATCCTATTATGCAAAGAATACAGCCTATACTTCAGGCTAATATTCAGGAACATTCTGTAATGAAATATCAGGAACAGGTTAATGGAGTAACTGAACAACTTATGGCACAACTTCCACCAGAACAAGCACAAAGTCCAAATATAATAGAAATGGTAATGGCTCAAGCTGCTCAACAGGTAATGAATGCTAATCAGGCTATGGGTCAGGCACAATCACCAGAACAGCAACTAGTAGCTCTGGAACAAGCTAAAGTAGAACTACAGAAACAGAAGTTACAATCAGATACAGTTGTACAGGCTGCTGAAATGGAGATTAAGAATAAGCAGCTTGAACTAGACGAAAACGAACAAATTATAGATATGTTGAAGTCAGGTGCTACAGACGAATTTAAGAAAGAAAAAGATTCCAAGGATAGGGAATCTAAAAAAGAAATTAAAGAGATGGAGATTGATGCTGAAGATAAAAGAGCTAAAGATAGAATTATGAAAGATATTATTGAACAAAATAAAAGAGATGAAAAAGATCTGGATATGAAAGGTCTGGAAGCCTTAGTTAAATTAGCAATTGAACAATCCAAGAAAGAAGGAGGTTAGAGGAATGACAATAAAGATAAAACAAATGACGAAAGGAAAAGGTTATATTACTTATGATAAAACCAAATCTGAGAAACCAATGACTTATGGAGATCCCTTTAAAGCTGACTGTATTGGTCCTTTCGAGTCTAGGACTGATCTTAATGAATGGGATTATGGTAAGT